GCATTTCACGGCTCCAGCAATCGAATCATTTACATGCCCCAGCAACCAAAATACGGGGACATAAAAAAAGAGAGCTAACCATGCCGTCCAGCCAATGCGCTTCGCGCATGGCTGACGGCGGACGTTCTCCATATTCATACGCCGCACATTCCTTCGCACTCTTGCGGCCAGAGTTCCGGTTGTCCGTTGTCGGCGTCGAAGTCCACATCCCGCAGAGGCACACGCGAAGCATGCAGATAGGGCGTGCCTCGGATGACACCTTTTAGCGTTTCCCGGAGCCGCTCGTCGTATTCCACGGCTTGCGTGAATCCGTCCGGGTCTTCGGATTTTAGCCGCCGCCATTCGGCGTCGGAATGATACGGGCAGAATGTGCATGACGAGCGCGGCGGCTTCGGAAATCCGCGCTTTTCCATCCATGCCAAGCATTCCCAGCGCGTGATCCTGTTGGCCACGAGTGGCCATTCGTTCGTGATGTAGCTGACGCGGCTCGGTTTCTGCCGCCGCGCCTCGTCCAAGCTGATTCCGATCCACTGCGTTACATGCGGCTTGCCTGCCGCTTTTCTGAGTCGGGCGATTTCGCGAATGATGACTGTGATTTTGAAGTCGAGAGTGCATTGCCGCATGAGGACCCCCTTCTGCCCTGCCTCATCGACGATGAAGGCGGGGACGGCATGTTTTGTGTAGAGGTTCCCGGCTTTGCTGGTGCGGACACGCAGAGAGGATTCCATCAGATTCCCGGCTGTCACACGATACACCGGGAATGGCAGTTGCTTTTCGAGGTAGTCGAGCCAGTCATACACGCCTTTCGGCTCGGCCTGGGTATCCGCGAAGATTGCGCATTGCGGCATCGGCCCGATTTCCCCAGCAGCAGCCATAAGGGCCAGGGCAGAGCTCTGCACGCCAGCACCAAGCGATAGCACAACAAATGGAGAACAAGGCGGCGCAGCTAACGGCGGGATCGCGTCACTTGTGGTTGTCATGCCTTTTCCTCCCGCCGTAGCTGGCCTTGGTCGTTCGCATTCCGCGCCGCATTTTCAGAAGAGCGGCGACCGCTTCAGCATCGTCATTTATGCTGCCATCCACGCAATGTGGCTGAATGCCGAGAGCTACAGCCAAGCGACGAAGCAGGCACATTGGAGCCCCGCACTCCTCTGTGTCGGGTATTCCGATCTGATTCATCCATTCGTGAACGGTTTTTCGCTCGCCAATTTTTGCGACTACGCTTTCAATCATTTCGTGCCGTTCCTGATAGGCGTCGTTCCATCCTGTCAGGTAGTTCCGGCTCCATGTGGTTTTGCATTCTGTGCAGGTGTATCGGAGCGTTGCCGAATTGATCTCCATTCGCTCGGAGTGTTTGCATTTTGGGCATTGTGGTTTCATATTGCTTGTTCTTTTCCGTTTGGGGCAGCGTAGATGGGCCATTCGTGGCCGTATCGCTCCCGCCATTCGTGTTTGCATTCTTCGGCGTCTTCTCCGCGTTTGATAAGTCGGTCTAGGGAGTCCATTCCAAGGCAATGAAATCTGCGAACAATGTGATCGAGATAACCACTACCAGCGGCCACAATCAGCGTGTTATTCATGCTCCCCCTTCGCTGGTAGTGGCATCTCATCACTGGAGTTCGGCGCTTGATACCGCTCAGCCTGGGCTCGGGTCATGAAGTGAGTCTCTGCATACGACGGCCAATCAAATCGGACCGCAAATTCCAGATGCGGTTTATTAGGATGACTGAATGGCCGCACCGTGATTTTACACCGCCGCCGCGCCGAACAAGGCGATGGACTCAACAGAGTCCCGGCGGCGGTTTCGGTGGATTCGGGAGTCTTTTGGCGGGTGCTCATGGGTGATCTTGTGCGTTGGGCAAAGAATCGACGCGCATTATGCAACGCATGATTTCCGCCGCGACTTGCGGCACAATGGCATTTCCGAGTCCTTTAATGCGGTCCACCCTTCGGGAAAGCCCATGAGCCACTCCACGAAAATCACGCTCAATTTCCCGCCCGCTTGATCGTTCAAGTTCCGTAATCGGGCTGGGTTGTCCCACCGTTCCGCCTGCCCAGTCCGGAAGTCCCTCGCCTGCGGAGTTGCAAACATCTTTGCAGCTAAAGCCAGTGGCGGCGATGATACCTTCCCAGCCTCCTTCCGTTTCAGCCAGCTCTCCAGGTTTTCGTTGGACGCTTTCGTTGCCCTCGGCGTGGGCCACAATTTCACCTGAGCGCAGAGATACTTTTTTTTCAGCATCGTTTGATGCGATTTGCTCCCCTCCCGCCCGCTCCCTTTCCATTCTGTTGTGCTGGGAGTGCCCCACAATCCACACTCGTTCTCTTCTGTGTCGGGCGTTGATGCCGCAAGCTGGAATACAGAGCGCTTCGCAGGCGTAGCCTTCATTTTCCAGGTCAGCAAGCACACCGTCGAGCGCCAGCGTGATGATTCCAGGCACATTCTCACCAAGCACCCAACGGGGTCTTGCCTCGCGTATGACTCGCAGCATTTCCGGCCAGAGCGCGCGGTCATCATTGTTGCCTCTTCGTTGCCCGGCAACGCTGTAAGGCTGGCAAGGGAAGCCGCCTGTAATAAGGTCAATTGTTCCATATTCATCTCCCTTCATCTTGTGGATGTCGTTGACAATAGGCACATCCGGCCAGTGTTTGCGGAGCACGGCTTGCGCGTAGGGTTCACGCTCGCAAAAACCCACCGTCTGCATTGCGTTCCATCGCGCCGCCAGAGCAAACCCGCCGATACCAGAAAACAAGTCGAGATGCCGCCAAACATGCCCAACAATGCGATGGACCGAATGCCTACCAGCGGCGTCGTCCACTTTGCAATCAACGTCTGTTTCGATGGTATTCATCGGTCATCTTCGGCGTTCGATTTATTGAGCCGTCTGGCCTTTTTACCCACGCACGCCAGCACCCATGCCTGAGCCCAGCCAGGAGGTTTCCGCGTCCCGTCGAGCCAGCACTGCACCGTCCGAACGGACAACAGCGGAGACACCGCAGCAGCGGCCTGACGTGCCGTCAGGCCCTGCATAACTTTTCTCAGTTCGGTTTGCCAGGTCATTGTCATTGGGCTGCGACTTTTGACAGACTACGGGCCGCCTCGGTCAACCGAAGGTCAACCAAATAGAAATTTTTAGGGTTTTGATTGTAAACTTCGACCATAGTGGCAATGAAGTTTTTGATTTCTTGCACGTTCTTGCACGAGCAAAAAGTCCGCTCGCTGGTTTTGCTTTGCACGATATATTCTCCGGCGCAGAGGCAGGCAGTTTCTTGAGCAAGGGCGTTTCCAGTTCCGTGATTTCCCACTAGTTGCATTCCGACTGATTCGGCATATTGATGAGCCGCTTTGTGGTCGGCAATTTGGGCTTCAGTTTCGCAGATTGTTACTTGTTTCATTTTCGTTTTTGCTTTCTTTTTTTGTCGAGAGGCTTGATTGCCTCTCATGTATAAACAATACCGCAATGCCGTATTATCGTCAACCTTTATTTTAATTATTTTTCCCAGGCAAAAAGTGGTCTGGTATATGGGGGTCTGGCCGAATAATGCGAGAGGCGACAAGGCGGCGCAGAATTGGCGGGCAAGAGCTATCTTTGTAACCCTCTCTCTGTAACCATGTTAAAATGTCCTTGCGGGACATTGGCAGGACTGCCTGTAGGCAAGACCAGTCCTTTTTGGGGCGGTTTGCAGGGGCAGTCCCATTGCCCGCCCCGCCCGCATTGGGGTCGGGACACGCGAGCCAGGATTGGCCCCGGTCCGAGTGGCGCAAGAAAATACGGGTCGAGGCGAGGCCATCGTAATCCCGCAAGCCAGCCCGCCCACCGCGCTTTACCGCCGAGAGACAGAAGGTCGGCGCGTCGTCGTTCTCGGTCTTGACTCTCTGCAAGACCATGATTGAGCGTGCCCAGTTGGTCAGATCGGACGACCCGATGCCGAGGTATTGGAGATCAGAGTCGGTCCAATGCTGGCGGGCCTTGGCATCGGCAATGGGCTTGCCGGTGTGGTGGACCCAGATCATGCCGGGGCGGGTTGCCGATTGCTCGAGGATTTGGTTGATCCCGTTGCGGAAGAATGAGGATACCGTCTCCAGCTTGGTCACGTCGCTGCCGACGTAGGTCAAGAGTGGATCGGCAATCACCAGATCGGGGCGGTGCATGGCAATCAGGCGTCTAATCCGCTCCAGGAATCGCTCGCCACTGGCCCCACTCTCGCTCAAGAAAACCATGTTCCGCTTGGCGGCATCCCATTCATCAGCTTGGAAAGCATGGCCCACGAGGCCTTGGAGCATTTCGCCCACGTCCCCGTTGTCGTTCTCTGCCTGAATGTAGAGGATGCGCAACGGGCGTGCCGGGGCCAGTCCATGGAAGTCCCTTCCCAAGGCCCACCGCACGGCAGCCGTCAGAATCAGTGTGCTCTTGCCAATGCCGCTTGAGCCAACAAAAAGCGCAGAGCGAGTTCGGCACAGCCAGCGGTGCCCAAGCAGATTGTCGGGGTCCTGGGTCCAGTCGGCAACAATGAGTCTGTCGAGGTCGAGTGGCGCAGGCAATGGATCGGCGTGTGCCGCCTCCCACTCATCCCAACTCGCAGCCCCAACGGCCAGCTCGATGAGTTCTTGTTTCGCGTCTCCGCGAGGGTAATTGGGGAAACGGATCGAGCGGGACGGGTCGGACAGGCACTTGTCGGGGGCAGGCAGTCCTAGCCTGGCTATGTGGTCCAATGCAGCCTGCGCCCTAGTCCGAAATGTAGCGGCATCAGGCGCATCAAATCGGACGGCGGCGTGGTATGATTTCCCGCCCGAGAACACCACTGCGGATATGGGCAAGCCGCTCTGGACGATCCAGGACATTTGCTCCTTTAGCGTGCCTTGGTCCCACTCTAACAACCCATGCCGGAAAGCCACAACGCCAGCGTGCCCTGCCTTAGTCGCGGGATTGATGACCACTCCTAGGCCGCACCCCTCGCCACGTGGAGGAAAGAGCTTGGCGGGTGCGTGCCCCTCAGATAGGCGAGCGGTGATCGTCTCATAGCTCCAGGCATCCCCGCGCCCCGCCCACGACGGTTCGCCATTCTCGTCGAGGTGCTGCTGCCGGAACACAAGAGGCTCGCCTGGCTGAAAAAGCGCGTCCACAAATGCTTGCGCCCCGCCAGGAATCACAGGGGGCAACTCGGTGGGTGCCGGGGTCGTTCCGTTGCGCGTTGGCTGCGCCCCAAGCGTTGGGCGCAATGCCGGAGCCTGGCGCGGACCAGTCCGGTCCTCAAACCGATGCTCATACCTCCGCCTGGCGGGAGTTGCCTCAGCCGCCTTCTTGGCCCCATCCGCAGCCGCATTCGAGCGCCGCGCCGATGCCAGGACCGACCGTGCCTCCGCCTCAGAGAGGCCATAGCGCACCGCCGCTGGCACCAGCTCGGCGGCCACCAGATCGGCGGGATGACCTGCCCCCAGCCACGCCACCGCCGCCTCATACAGAGCGGAATTGCGCTGGCCAGACCCAACCAATCCTCCGAGGAACATATCCACAGCTTGTGGCAGACGACGACTCACAGGCCCGCCCTCCGTCCATACTCGGCGATCAGGGCGGCATCAATGAGTCCATCATGAGGCGTCCTGCATCGGTCGGACGCTCGCCAGTCGGTGGTCGGCCACAATCTCCCCGCCACCTCCAGTGCCCGCGCCTTGGTCTCCCCGGACTTGGCCCCCGGGATCATCACCCGCTGCCAAGCCTGCGGCGTCACGCGCTCATAACGCCCGCCTCGGCATTCGAGCATGGCGCGCAGTGCGTGGAACGATCCCGCCATCGATGTCGCCGCCCGGGCCGACTTGGACCCTCCTGGTTCCTCGATGATCGTCATCGTGTCGGGCAGCTGGATGTCCTGCCAATCCAGCCACCGGATCACCTCGCAGATGTCCACTTCGTTCCCCTTCCGCGCCCGCTTCACCGGCATCGGCAGCAGGGCCAACGGTGGGAGACCAGCGGTTGGCGAGAGTGCCACCAACCCGCCCGAGACCCCATTATCGATTCCCAGATATTGCTTCATTTTTTTCCCTTGTTAGGTGTTGCCACATGGCTTCCACCATCCGGCCAGGGGCGATGCCCTGAGACGCGCAAATAGACGTGAAAGCCTCCCAAAAGTCCGGGCACACACTCAGCGCCACCCGCACCCTCCGTTTCCTTTTGGTTCGATTCTTACTCATAATCACTCACCTCCTTTCGGTTGTTTTTCGTTGAAAAGTTTCTCCAGCCCGCGTCCGTTCGACAGGCCCTGCGCCAGGCACCAGGATTGGAAGCTTGCCCAGAAAGCGTCCGTCACCGTCACGCAATGATTCACTTGCCCACCCCCTCGCTCAAGCGGACCAAGTCACGCAGCACCCCAGGTGAGAGCGCGGCCAGTGTATCGGCCAGATGATCGGGCACTGTTACCCTGTTGACAGACACAGAGGCAAAGTCCCGACGCCCCGGCCGGCCACAAGCCACCGTGAGTATCACCCGCAGCTTTTTCCTTTTCATTTCTTGGCCTCAACCAGTGCCACGATTGAAGGCCCCAGCTCGAAGGCATCCGCGAACATCGCTGCCGCTTCCTCCGAGTGCGCTTCAATAGCCTCTTTGAGCTTGGCGGCATTGATGGTTGCGCACTCAAACACCTTGGCCGTGCCAAGGCGCATGGCGATGGCGTCTAGGTGAGTGCGGTTGACTTGGAGCTTGCCCTTGCGTCGTTGCACCCGGTATCCCTCCGGGCACCAGTCGCCGCCAGCCTTGGCCTTGGCGTCGATTGCCTCTTCAATTTGGGCGGCAATCTTCATGGCGCGCTTGAAAGTTCCAGCACGCACTGGGTCGGCCAGCAGAATCGCCTTGGCTTGCTCCAAGTCGGCAGGTAAGGGCACAAGCGGCGCAAGCGGAGCCAACTGCTTGGCAATAGCCGAGCAAGATGCGTCCCCGGATGGTCCCTTCCTGCACCAGTCGCAATACTCACAGGGAGTCGGCTCCACGTCGCTCCGCAGGTTCCAAGCATCACGCAATGACAGGACGCGTAACGCAGCCTCGTCGTAGGTCCAGTGCATCTCAACTGTCTCTCCCTGGTCCACGTAGAGGAGCAGCGTGGTCCAAGTCTCCACGCCAAAGCGATCCATGCACCCGAGCGCATATGCCGCCATCTGGTGGGCGTAACCGCGGATCGCCCCTGTCTTGAGGTCGGCAGAGAGCCTTAGCGCGGGGACAATGGCGTCGCACGTGCCCTCACACACCTGCTCGAAATCAGAGTCCTGCACAATGATCTTGCAATCCTGCTCACGTGAGAGGATAGGGCGCTCGCCCGCTTTCTCCCGCAACATCTCGACGCCCTTGCGCGCCAGCGCAAGCTCTGCTTTCTGTTGGTCCGTCTCGGCCTCGATTTTGTCGTTGGCTAGGATAGCTCGGAAGAAGCCATCAATGCGTGTCCCCCGCGCAGCGGCGTCCCCCGCCGCGCCAGGCTCGAAGTGGAGGCAATGACGCAGCTTGGGCAGCGATGAAGGGCGGAAGATGTTGGGCTGTGTGCTCATATCTCTCCTTAGAACGGGATATCGTCCGCCTCATTGGATTGAGGCGGCTGTGCAGCGTCTTTTTTCTCCAGCCACGCGACCACCTTCGGCCACGTCTTGCCCTCTTCGTCCTTTTCATGCTCGATGCGGGCCCACCCTTGGGCGCCGAGGCAAAGTTGAGGCGTCACGTCCACTAACACGCCTTTGGCCTTGGGCGCCTTTCCGGTTGCCTTGAGGAATGTGTCGATCTTCCACCCCGTCTTCGGCGAAAAGACGAGGTAGTCCCTGACTTTTCCTTGTTCGCATTCCAATTCCAGCACCAGCATCTCGTTGCCGGACTTGGAGATTTTTTCCGTCACGTTGACCACCGTCAAAAAGTGGTCGCCCTCCGGCAGCACTTGGAAGCCGGCTTCATCGTTGAATTGATATTGAGGCATAATTTCCCTTTCGTTTTTTATTGGTTAAATTCCTTGAGCCGCTTGCGGAACGCATCCGGACGGGCCAAGATTTGCTTACAGTGGTGATCCGACAGAGCAGACAACTCCTGCCCCTCCTGGAGCCACCCCCACGCCCGCAAGGCCACCACCGCTTTGTGAGACTCGGTCATAGTCCCGCGCAGGACATCAAAGAAGACCTGCTCCTGGAGCGAGGGCGACTTTGCCGGGGCTGTAGCCGGGGCTGTAACCGCCTCAGCTTGAGGCGCAGACTCGGACTTGCTGGGTTCAGGCTTGGCCTCCTCCGACGGCTTGGCAGCGGGAGAAGGCTGAACATCGCCAAAGATCGGGGCAACTGCTGCCCAAGTCATCGGGATCTCTTCGGGAACGCCGGACGCCCGGCACTTAGCGTCCCAAGCGGCACACCTCTGCGTGTAGAGGACGCGCTCCTTCCCGCCCACTCCCTTCGCCCGTCCCGATTCCGCCTCCAAGACCCGTGTCTTGAAGTTGGCGAAGAGCAACGCATCGGCCCACTCCTTGATCAAAGGACTCGATTGCTTGGACAGTTTGAGTTCATACCTATCGTAGGCTTGCATCCCGTCCGGCGGCTCATGCCGCGCCACCTTGGCGTGCGCGATCAGGAGCACATGCACCCCACGAGCCACCACCATGTCCAAGGTGGCCAGCCACCGCGTCATCTTCTCAGCCAGAAGCACATACCCCTTTCCATACCCGTAGTCCTCCACCGAGGATTTCTTATCCTTCTCGAGCATGTGCTCGACGGCCAACTTCTCGGCCCAGTCCACCGAGTCGATGACTAGGGTGCGGAACTCATGTCCCCCAGCGGCCACTTCCTTCACCGCCTGCTCCAATGCGGACCACGTCTTGACCGACAGGCGCGGCACGTCCAGGTGCGCGGTCCCGTCTTCAACGTCCAAGAACAACGGCGTCGGAGCCTGCGCCGCCAGAGTCGTCTTGCCGACCGATTCTACCCCGTAGAGCACCACTCGTTGCGCACGGGGTACCGTCCCCCGGCGGACTGTTTGCAGCAGGCTCATATGTTGGCCTCCTGTAGATTTGTAGGTTCTGCATTTCCTTTCATTTTTTTCTCCTTTGTTATTAGTTTACGTTATAGGCCTATGGTAAAGAGATAAGGTTTTTCAAGTGGACTCCAAGGGGCTGCCGACGCTGAGGGCGTCAGCGTGGATATAGCCCATGGTGGTCTCTAGGTTTTGATGGCTTATGGCAGCTTGGACGGCGCGGACGTTGGCAAAACCTCAAAGCGGATGCGAATGAGGCGGACCTCCTCGCAATCAGGCAGGGCTTTTGCGATTATCTTGGCGGCTATCTCGCGGGCTTCGTCTATTTCGTCCTCGCGCCAGTTGGTATGCGCGACCCACTGGCCTTTCGTTTTTTTCTCTATCCTCAAGGTGTAATTCTGGTAGAAGCTGCATGGGGAGCCTATCGGCATAAGCAACGGAGCCGGATAAGTCGGCGGTGTCGTGCTCTCGGAATTGTTCATAATTTCTCTAAACTCCTCTCTTCCACGCCTTGCAGCACACCGCGAGAGTCGAGCTTACCGAGATGCACGGCCCACTTGCAGGTGTATGAACCCTTGTGGTTGCCGATCCAGATGTCAGGCGGGAGAAGGATTTTCACCGCCACCTTGGCGAGATTGATCCGAGCCCGCCAAATCATCGCCGAGAGTCCACTCGGGCGAGCTTCATTTTTCATGCATCCTCCTTTGTGGGTGTGTGGTCATTGCGGTCGTTCGGCGCTTTAGGCCACGCGCTCACTACCGATGCGACGCAATATCCGAATCCAACGATTGCCGCAGTTAGGGAGAGCCATTCGCCGTTCGCCACGTTACTCAGGATGAATAGAAGGATTCCAATGATATAATAGGTGTCCGATTTGGTCATGGTCATTTGTTTTTTGTGCCGCAAACGGTTAAGCGCCGAACCACGTCTTCCAGCGAACTCGCCTCGGCTGTGCTGGTCACGATCATCGTGATTCGTTTCCTTTCTCGCCTTCCGAACGCGCCGCTTCCGGCGAGTCGCTGAAGACGACGTTCGCGCAGCCTCTCACCCACAACCGTAACGGCCGCAAATGCGTCTGCGGGCGCAGCGAAGTCCGAAACCCAGGGGCCCGCTTAATCCAGCCCCTCGCCGCTGCCAGCCGAAAGGCCGCACCCATCGCGCTCGGATTCGTCGGCGGCGTCGGCACCAGCGGCCACACCTTATCGGCCGTAAACTCTCTTCCTTGAGACGCCAGGTCCGCAATCAGTCGCGCCGTGGACTCCACCCAGCGGGCATTCGTCGCCTCAACCCGGTCGATCCCCTCGGTTGCCGCCCGCTCGGCCACGGCTCTTTGCTCGGCATACTCAAACAGCGTCATGACTTTGCCCTCGGTTGCCGCTTGCCCGTGCCACGCAAAAGCACCTCATCAATGCTTTGGCGCATCTCTTCTGCAAGCTCGGCAAGTTCCTCGTTGTCCTGCTGCTGCGCCACATGTCGCAGCCACTCGGCTTTGTCGTGCCATTGCCAAAGCAGGTCCCGATCCACCCAAACGTGATCGTGCTCACTCATGGCTCTCCCTCCACCAGTGTTCTGCCAGCGCCCAAAGAGCGCCGACCAATCCAATTATGCCCCCCGCCGTCAGGCTGATCCCCGCCGCCAACAATGCCATATCCAGCCAGTCCGACCTTCCTAATAAAAGCATAAAGTTCATGGCGCATACTTTTACGGAAAGAGCCCCGCCGTCAATAAAAATTTTCAGAAAAATTCTGAATGGGGCTTGTCAGGCGGGTGCCGGTGCGCCCTGCGCTGGCGGCATTTTGGGCTGAGCGAGGCACCGGGTCGGTGATGCTTCCAGGATTCCGCAAGGCTCGCCTGGCGGCGGCAGCGGTCTCAGGGGTGGTGTGGTCTGCCGACGTGACCCGGCATACCTGTGCCTCCATGTGGCTGGCGGACACTCAGGATGCGGCCCGGACCGCGTGGGCCATGGGGCATGGGGAGGCGGTGTTGCGGAGGCACTACGATGCTGCGGTGTCGGCGGAAGAAGCCGCAGCCTTTTGGTCCATCAGGCCGGAACCCATCCGCTCGGCATCTTCTTGCGCAGATCGGCAAGATTGAGGCGAGGCAGTTGGATGTGGGGAGGGTCCTGGAATCCGGTCCAGACTCCGCCCCAATCAAGACCGAGGTCCAGGGCGATGCGCCCCGCCTGCGTCATGAGCGGCGATCCCCACTGTGGCTCGCCAGCGCCACCGGATGCCGAGACCCCCTCGAACACCACAAAGTCGATGGCCATGCCGAAATTGTGGGCCGATTCACCGGGCCTTGCCCGGGTGACTATGATCCCCGGCTTGGTGCGCCCGCGTGCGTAGAGTTCCGCCTGTTCCGCGAAAGTTCGAGTGCCGCAGATGATGACGGCGGGGATATTTGCTTCCCGGCATCGGCGGAGCCAGATGCGGAATTGTCGATCGGCCTCTGGGGTGAGGCTGCGTAAATTTCGCTCGCTCCTCGCATCAAATTCCAAGCGTCTATGATCCGACGCACGCGGCGGGATGGGCGAGGGGTGAGTAGGACGGGGTGGGGCGGGGTTGAGTTGCGGGACGGGTCGAGTGCCCGCAATAATCTCCCTAATTTTCCGGACAAACCCACGAGGAGTCGGCTTCATTTTTCGTTGGGGCCGGGGTCCGCGAGGACATACCAACCCTCCTCCAGGTTGACCCGACCGCGCACCCAAGTGCCGGACGAATCCCGCACCCACACAGGTGCGGACTTGATGGGAGCGGCCAAGCGGACCGGCTCGCCGTGGGGCACGTAGATCGTCCGGGTGGCGCACCCGGTAAAAAGCACGAACACGCAGGCGAAGGCCAGCGATAGAAGCAAGGAGATGAGCCAATTCTTCACGGCTTTGCTCCTTCGATGACTCGGTGCAGGCGGTTCTTCAGTTCGGGGTTCCGCTGGGCATCTTCCATGGTGTCGGTGATGGCCTCCTTGATGGAGTCCTTCAGTATCTGGGCGAGGACGGGGGCGCACTGCTTGAGTGCGGCCCCCAGCACCGTTCCGAGGAAGGCGGCCAGAAATTCCATGACTCAGGCTTTCTTCTTGAGCAGCTTGGCGTTGAAGGTGGACCAGCCGAAAGCCAGCAGCGCGAGCGCGGTGGCCAGACCGAACTCGGTTCCGGCTGCGGTCCAGGCGTCCGCTTGATCGACGGCCAAGATGCCTTTAGAGGTGAGATAGCCCGCCGCGAGCGTAAGGCCCTGGCGGATGATGCGTTGGATGATGAGGTTCATGTTTTTTCCCTTTTTTTGTATTACTGTGTCAGGTGCAAAAATTTTAGAGTAGCAACAGTGGCGGCAACAATGGCCGGCACGCCGCAAACAAGATAGACGCGCACCTCTAGAGCGCGTAAACGCTGATCGCGCTCGCTGGAGAGTGTTTCCAGTCGGGTCAGCAATGTATCAAAGCCCTTGCTCATTTCGGCCTCCAGATCACGGACCCGCCCAGTGAGTCCGTTGTTGCCGTCCACACCGACGAGCCGGATTTCCAACTCACGTATTTTAAAGTTGGTTTCTTCTAGGTTTCGGGGCTGTGGGCACACGGATTCATTCATGCTTGCTGTTTGTTTGGCGCATCAAAAACTTGCGCGTAGCTCAGTGGCGGCGGACCAAAGCCCTCGAAATCTGACTGCCCCGACAAAGCGGCGGCTTTGATCGGCATGATCCAGTCATTGTAGATTTGCGCCGCTTTGGTGTTGCCTGACATTAAGGCCACAGAAAGGTCGAGCAATTCGAGCGGACTGAAATATCGGGTCACGTAGAGTTCGGCCAATCGCCTGCACTCTTCGGGCGTGGGCGGCTGAGGCTTTGGCGGCTCAGGCGCGGTGAACACGGGCTTGCCAGATGCGTCTTGGCTGTAGATGAATCCGGGCACCACATGGTCAGGCACTTCAACTAGGCCTTCCCGCATGGACGCTTCAATTTGGACCACGGCTCCGTCTTTTATTAGGGCGTATTTCATGGTTAGGCAATTTTGGTAATTACGGCTGTTAGGTAGCACTCAGAGAAGCCGGACACGCTTGCCGGTAATCCGCTCAAGGCCGATCCGAGGGTGGCTTTCGGGTATTCTTGGATTTCAAAAGTCGTCGATGCGTTTAGTGTAAAAACGCCGGATAGAGACGACATTATGTTGTTCGACGATGAGGACACGAAATAGTGGGTGAGCCCAAATAAAACATCCGAACTGTTTGTAATGTTCCGCAATCTAAAAAGCGATTGTCTGGTCGAGGTGCTGGAGGTGTTAAGGGCAGACGTAAAGGCAGCTTGAATGGAATACGTCCCGGCTGGAAGTGTAAACTGATTATTGTTCAGCGTGCAAATGTTGCCTGTGTCGGTCTCTTCCGTGTTAATGTGGCGCGTGTTCCAAGTGTTCTGTGACAAAGTTTGCCCATTGGTGCCTGATGCTTTGACATCTTTCAGCACAACAAAATCTAGGCTGGAAGATGACGGCACGGCGGGCACCCACGCCGTGCCGTTCCATTGCAGCACGTTTCCAGTTGCGGCACCGGATTGTGTTAGGTCTGAGGTGGGGTGCGTATGTGAAGAGGGAGGGAAGGTGGATGGTTTACCTGTGAGGGTGTTCCACGTCACCGCAGCCAGAGCGGCAGAGGCAAAGTCAGAAATAGTCGCCGCCAGTTGGCTGCCTGTGTGATTGACCCGGTCCAGTAAGTAGGAAAGCAGCGAGGAATCGAGCTTGTTTTGCGTCACCGACCCGTTTGCGATCTTGGCTGAAGTAACAGCCGCGTTCGCGAGCTTGTTGGTCACCACCGAAAAATCCGCCAGCTTGTTAGTCACCACCGAAAAATCCGCCAGCTCGGTCGTGCCGATTGATCCTGGTAGGACTCCGGTGCTACTCGTTGCCACAGGCTGGCCGTTGGCATTGAAGCCAAGCAGTTTGTTAGATCGGTCGGCTTTCGCGGGAAGCTCCGCCACATACGGGCTTGGCTCGGTGACAGGATAGCGCAAGGCCCGATCAAGAGGGCCGCCGGAGGAACGCATCTCTTGCGCCAGCATGGTCAGCTTGTCGAGAGCTTGCTCATGGGTCTCCGCCGGAAAGGCGTCGTTGGCCACATAGTCCACTTCTTGCGTCAGTGGGGTATCGCGAAGGATCAGGATTTTGTGCCCAGATGCCGGGGCGGTATTAAAGGTCACCGTGCCGCCCAGTGGATTGCCTGCGCCGGTCAAGCTGTAATCCGTGCCCAGCGTCTTCAGCACATCCTCGACGTAAACTTTCACGTGAGCGTTCGCCAGGAAATAAAACCCGGTTGCGAAAGCGGTGGTGTTGCCGTTGCCGGTGTAGGTGCTGCGGATGGTTGTGGAGGTGATGGCCATGGCGATTGGATTCAGGTTATAGGCCTATTCCCAGCGAACCGCAAGAATTGACTTCGGCAGGTGAACAGTCTAAGGATTAATTGATGAAGAAAATCCTCCCCTGGGTTCTTTCGGGGTTGCTCCTCGTTTCGGCGGGCGGGCACGTCTGGCAGGCTAAAAATACCGCCCACTGGAAACAGAAAGAGCGGGAGGCCAAATACCGCTGGATCAATGCGGAGCAGTGGAAATCGCTCTACTACGATGCGCTGACCATGAAGCAAAGCCCGGAGGAATTGGGCCGTCGCGAGGACAAGCTCTTGGCGGAAGGATGGGAGCCGAACATGGTTCGGCTTACCCCCGGCTGGGAAGAAAGGATGGACCGGATCGTCCGCATGGCCCTGGACGCTCATAGCAACTCCTTGCCGGTCAAGGCCCGATAGTGGCGGCGCACGCCATCCACCCAATGCTTGTTCAGTCCCCGCGGATCATTCTCCGCGCCGACCGGAGCATAAACCGCTGCCAAGTCCTCCAGTCGCCCGGTCGCCCTCCATCGCTTGTAGGCATCCGCCTTGGCCAGACGCGAGGCCATGTGACGGACCGATTCTTCAGCCGTTCGGCCCTCCGCTTTCCAATTCCGCACCCCCGTGCGGTCGCTGATGCCCATCAGATTGCCCTTCTCCACTGCGGCGCGTGAAGTCCCATTGGCCGTCTCATGCATCGAGATGGCGGCCAGCAGGGCGGAATCCACCCCGAACTCCTCTCCAGCAGACTCAAAAACAGGCGCAGCCTCGCGCAGCACGCCCCCCAGTCGGTCCGCCGGGATCGAGTCGGCGGTTGAAGCCGAATCTGGGCTGGCTGTCGGCGCGTCAACAGCCACAGTGCGGCGGCTTGGCTCCGGCCCGACACGGAAAGAAAGGTCGCCGATCTCCACCGTCTCTCGCAGGTCGGCTTCCAGGGCGTCACCCATCTGCCCTCCCCGACTACGGGCGTCGGGTTGCTGGAAGGACAACTGATCGCCTACGCGAATGACTGGCCGCTTGCCATCGAGTGCGGCGACTTGGTCGCCGCCGATGTAGTTTCCCTTACCCCGATAATGCAGCTCTTTCAGCGCATCCGCTGGGATTTCTACGTTGACCTTGTTGCCATCCCGCCCGTAGGCCGCCACGGGCTCAATTCCTTGGTCGGTTTCGGCGTAGAGCCGGGCAACCCCATCCTCGATCTGCCAGAAGCCCGTCTTGCGCACGATGTCCCGCATCTCTCCACCACGGTCGGACACGAATTCAAAGCGGTCTAAACTTGCCTTTAGAAAGTTGTCTGCCGTGCGCAGCACTTCCTGCGGATCGCGGTCCCCGGTCGCCCCCTTGTCCATGCGAATCAAGCGCCCGCCGGACTCAGCGAAGACGTAGGCCGAGCCAAGGGTCCGGTCCATTGCCCACTGCACGCTGGCCTCGTCTGGCTGACCGGGGGTGCCGTATTTGCTGGCATGGTAGAAAGCCATCTGAGCCACGCCCTGGGCGAGCCCGCCGGAGAGTTCTGCCCGGCTGTCCATGCCGCGGGTGGATTCCAAGAAGTGGCGCATGGTCAAGTTTTTGGCCACCAGTTCGTTGACTTTCTCGACGGCTGTTTTTTCAAACTTGGTCTCGGGCTTCCAGGTGGCCGCCTCCCAAACCTCCCGGTTTTGCATGTTCAACATCGCCGTCAGCACCACGCCAGGCATTTGCCCGGTGCGTCCGGCCAGCACCTGCCGGGCAGCCAGATGGGCGCGGTCCCCGTAGATGTCCATCAAACTCATCGCCATGGCGCGGGCACCTTCCGGCGTCCGGGCTTGAGCGCGGAGCGTTTCCGCTTGGGTTTGGGTGAGATAGCGCACCTCAGATGCCGGGATGCCCGCATCAAGCTGGAAGGCCTCCACCTCCCGCAACACTTGCCGCAAGCCTGCCGCCGCAGCGGCCTTGGCTTCGGCCCCTTGGGCCTGCGCGTAGGCCGTGGAAAGTTCCTGCCACTTGGCCCCCGCTGCCGGATCGGAAAAATACACCCGGACCGGGTCAAAGCTCCTGTCTCCTGGAGTCATCGCCCGCACATATTGGGCAGCTTCCGCCTGCATGGCACGGTGCATGGCGGGATCGACCCGCCCCTCCAGTCCGTCCACCGTGCGCTGCACTTCGTCCGCGCTGCGGCCATAAGCGGCCACGCGGAAAGCGTTGACGGCCACTTGCGCCCGCGCCTTGGCGAGCGCGGAATCCGGCACCTGCCCGGCAAAACGATCCAGGTCCACTTCTGCGGTCAGTGCCGCAATGGCGTTCTCCATTGGCACTTGGCGAATGGCCGCCTTGCGTTCCATAGCTGCCGCCCGCGCTGCCTCGGCGGTCAAGAGGTCTTTCGGGTCCACCTCACCACTGGCTGCTTGCGCGGATAGGACCTGCACTTGTTCGGCGGCTTGGCGTTCCTGGGCGGCTGCTTCCAGGCGTGCGCGGGATTCCAGCCTCAGTGCCAGGCTTTCCCGAGCCATGGCCCCCATGCTGGAGGCCAGCTTGCCCGCCCGGACTTGTTCGGCCGCCGTCGCGTATCCCGCCGTGCGGGCCGTCTGCATCACCTCAATGTCGTCGATCTCCAGCAGCGCCTTTTCCCGCTCCACCATGGCAGAGCCAGCCAGCCCCGAGCCATCGCCCACCGTCTCTTGTAGCACCGCCCGGGCTTGGTCGAGCGGCATGGCTCCATCCCGAGCCAGCCTCACAGCATCCCACATCGCCTGAGTAGCGGAAGCCGTGCGCTGTTGCACGCGCAAGGCGGCCTGTGCCCCCACACTCTGCCGGTAGATCGAGAGACCAAAGCCCTGCAAGTCCTCCTCCGCCGCCAACCGGGCGCGTCGTGTGGGAGCCGATTCCAGTCGCTGGGCCAAGTCGGCCTGATAGGCTTCCTCAAACGCCTCCGGCGTCATCGGTTGGCCATTGGTCTCAGCCTCCGCCAGCCGACGGGTCCACTCCTTCCGGGCGTCAATTCCCACGCGGGAAAGCCAGGCGCGTTCGTTGATGGCTTGTTCCCGCTGAGCGATGTCCATCATGTCCCCGCCAAATGAGGCCAACCCGCGGGCCAGCCCGGACACATCCACATGGAACTGCCCCGCATGAGCCTGCGGGCCCGTATCCGTGTTGAGCCGGGTGACAAGGTCCACCCCAGCGCGAACGCCTCGGGGATCGGGAGCAGTGGGGCGATTGGTTAGTGAGGGCATAACTTTTAGCGTCCGTAGAAGGAATGGGCCGAATTAGCCACCGAGCCAATACCCCCAACGGCAGTGCCGATGGCGTTGAACATCCCCGACATGCGGGCATTGCGCGCCTCCATGCGATAGAGACCAGCTTGCGCCTGTTCCTTGCGGGCCAACACTTCGCTGTTGTAGGCGTCGGCGGCAGCACGGTTTCGATTTTGCCAAAGCTCCAGTCCGGTCAGGTATTGCGCATCCAACGCCTCCGTCTCCATGACCACGGCCGTATCGGTCATCACGTCCAGTGCCGATCCGGAGGCGGTGGCACCGGAATTGAGCAGGGTATTGATTTGCCCCGCCGTAGCCGCTCGGTTCTGTCGGCGGATGCGCTCGGCCTGCCGGGCTCCTTGATCGGCCGCAGCGCGGGCTTCTTCCAAAGCCTGTTGGCGATTAAGCTCTTGCTGTTGCCGGGCGGCAATGGCGTTGTTCTCCGCCACTTTGGCGTTGTATTCCGCAGCCCTCGCTTGGGCCTGCCCCTGGGCAATGGCCCCCACCACACCGACAGCGGTCGAGGCTACTGAGGCCGCAATGGCCACACCTGCCAGGACAGCCGGAGCAATCATGATGCACATGGCGCATCTCCTCCAAATTGGAACGTCTGGAACTTCATCCCGCCGACCACAAAAGGCTCTCCCACAAAGCGGGCACCGAGCCGGGCCAGCCAGTCCTTGCACTTCTGGTTATCCACTGCCACTCCATTGCAGAGGGTGCCATACTGTTTCATCCACCCTTCCGCTCTCTTGCGAGCTTCGCGGAAAAACCAGAAGCGGACACGCTCCATCTCAGGCGTGCCCAAGAATCCCACCGTGGCCAGGCCAGGTCGCTCCACCTTAATGCCGCCCAATCCAATCGGACGGCCGTCCAGGCAGACAGTCAGGCACTCTGTCGTCTCCGTCACCTGAGCCTCCAGAGCCGCCAGGGTGTCCTGCGCGAACACCCCCAACTCGGCCGCATCCCACGGGCGCAGCCCGTTCGCCAGCACGCGCACGTCGTCGATGGTGGATGGGCGAACGAGTAATTTCATAGGCCTATTTCTACCACAGCCCTCAGGCTTCGTAAACCGTTCCTTCCGGCATGGCTGCCAAGATGTTGAGGGGGTAGGGCTGCGATTGACGGATTTTGAACACTCCCTGGCGGTTGGCACTCTGATCAATCAAGATCGGGAAATCGCCGGTGAAAAAGCCCGGGCTGACATCCATCGGCATGGAGGCGTCGCGGAAGTGGGCTTCCCGCTCCGGGCTTTCCCCGGGGGTGGAATATCGAAACCCTAACGAGTTAAGCAGCCGCAAAGTGATTTTGTGGATGCGCTTGATCTGCCCCTGAATCGTCCCGAGTTGGCCGGGGAACTCCACCGGCAAGGACTCCATGGTCGAGGTGTAGGCCAACCCCGCCCGCACCTTAGTGCCAGGCTTGGGCAGCGTGATCGTCCCGCCACTGACAGTGCAGGGGGGGATGACGGCCCCATCCACCACGACCGTCACCTGTTGACCCTCCAAGTGATTCAACCCCGTCACCGTGGTGACCGGACTAACAAAATCTCCAGAGACCCCCGAATCCACAAACCACATCCCGTCCTTATCCTGCGCCGTGGCAGGCCAGAAGATGTTTTCCAAAAACTCCACATGGCGGACCGTCCCCCCGTTCACCGTCCGACGGACACAGAGCCACAACTGATCCTCACCGGAAGGGCCGCCGGGGATAACGGCCACTGACTCCACAAACGCATCCACTCCACCGATCCGGTGCCGTGCCCATCCTATCACTTCTTGATCCCGCAAGTAAGTGAGAGCGCACAATGAGCCGTCATTCATGGCGCACCAGACAATCGAGAATGGCTCTTGTTGGTAGGCCATTTGGCGGACGCCCCCCAGCGTTCGGGGAAGATGCTCGGCGAGCAGGGTGAGGTCCTTGGCGATATACCCGTCAATCTCAAAGTTATAGACCAATTCCCGCACCCTCGCCCCACCTCGCTGAACAAAAAGCACACTGGTCCCCACGGCCACCGGCTGAACAGCATTTGAACCAAATGACGTTTGCAGCCGGGCCTCGGCATTGTCGGGCGCAAACGCCTTCGATGTAGCCGCTGGGTCAATCGTCCATTCTCCACCCGCAGTTCCGACGTGGAGCTTGGTTTGACCAGAGAGCCACAGGATTTTGTTAACCTGTCCACTTGCTATGGTTAAAGTGATGGCATTGGTGTCCACGACCTCAGTGCCTCGGTCAGTGGGCGCAAACGCCTCAAATTGACCAGTCTCCGAAAACCACAGCGTCTGCGGTTGGTGGGAGGTTGAGGCGAACACCAAACGCTCGGCAAAAAAACTTACGCACGAGGGGTAGCCTCGCACGGCACTCCATGCGCCTTCCCTCCATCGGATCGTTCCCGTCAAGACCGAGGTGGGCAACCGCTTGAGCACAGTGGCTGTCACTGTGGTGGAGTTGGTGAAGCCCGTAATCTTCACCACGCCAAAGCCCGAGTGCAAGTAGGTCCACGAAAGCGTGCCGTCACTCTCCGTCCCAGTCGTGTGCACCGGAGCGCGGGACTCCGAACGCTTGCCCACATACAACCAGTTGACATTTCCATCACTAACCGTCCCGCTGGTGTGCGTGGGAGCCGTGTTGCCGCTGCTGCCTGCGCTCTGCGCCCGATAGACATTCTCCCCGTGGTGACAATGACGCCCAATCCCCCACCCGACGCCTGACTGCCAAGCGGATGACCCCACCAAGCGGGCCTCATTGGTGGCCGCGTTGGTCCCGCTGAGCACATAGACCAAGCCGTCGCTTTGCACCTCAATGCCCGTCTCATAGCACACGCCCCGAGCCCAGGCCACCCGCTTGGACTTGGTGGACTCTTCCAGCCGGAAGATTGCTCCCACATGGCCCGGCTGGAACAAGGCCGAGGTGCTGGTCAGCGTCACGGTTCCCGTCACAGCGGAGGCCGTGATCGCCTGCGCGTCATCGGTGTTCAGGTCAAGATATGGGCCATCTTGGAAGTCGATCACCTGCAACGTCCATGAGGTGTGAGAGAGGCGCGAGATCTTGCGCGGCACATGATCCGGGTGGGCGAGATATAGGACATCCGCACTCTGGGCGTAATAGAGCCCATCCAAGTCCGCCTCTGTGTAAGGGCTGGCAATCTCCACCGGCGTGTTGGGGGGGCTCTCAATGCGCCCTTCGTCTTTGTAGAAGCGGATATATTGATCTCCAAACTCCAAGATGTAGCTCTGGATGTTGGAAAAAGAAAACGGGATCAGCCGGGTCTTTTTATTGGCCAGCTTGGCAGGTTTGACAAACCGGGTGCCCGGCCGTCGAAAGAGTCCACCTTGCGGGGAAAGAAGAAAGTTCTCCAGCTTGGCGCACCCATTCCCATACCGCTGCACATCCACTCGTCCGCGCATCGCCGGGGAAAGTTCCCCCGCGTTGAACGTGGTCTGGATGCCATTGAACGGGGATATCCGGGCCGCCATAGTCGATTACCCCCACAAGCCGGAGCGGCGTCGGGCACGCTCGTAATGGTCAAGCTGGAGCCGCTGGAGGTCGTTCTCCTGCGCATCCACCGTCTTAGCGAAGCGAAATTGTTCGTCAAATGCCGCCCGCAATCGGGAGTGAAGTTCCGGGTTTTGCAGCAGGGTGTTGGCGAGGTCGGCGGCCAAATAGGCCGCGATGCACTCCGCGCAGAGCGTGTCCAGCCGGGTCACGTCGTCCACCGCAGCCACATAGACCAAGTCAATCGAATCCGCATCGGCCAAAATCCGGCGGCCTTCGATCTCATACGGCACGCCACCCTCCAGCCGGAGCACCCGGAGGCAATCAACCGGGAGCGGAAATGCCGCATCCCAACCGAAGGCCGGGGCGGTTGTCTCTGCCGCCAGGGTGATCCGCTTCTGCGCACAGTTCCATGGGTGCAGGCGCAGCACGGTATCCCGGCACGGATTGAGGCGCACCTTGGCCACTTGCGCGGCTTTGGCGTCATCGTCCAGCGAGATGATCGTCGGCACGCCCAGGCGGACCAGTGCGCCATTGACAACCTCAATCCAGGAAGACGCCATGTGCTCCTTTCAATGAGCCCGCCCGGACAGGGAACGGGCCAAGGAGGATAAAAGCCCGTCCCTGTCCGGCGGGTGGGGCAAGCAAGCCCCAAGCAGATCAATGGGTCACGTAGAGGACCGCGATTTTAAGATCGCGAGCCGCCGCGTAGTTCGCGCCCCCGGCCGTGGCCACGATGATGGTCTCGGCCGGCAGGATGTAGCCCAAGCCGGTTAGGGCGATGTCATCCGTCCGCCCCGCAGCCGCAACGCTGGTCGAAGCCAGGTAGCGGTTGGCGCTGCCCGCATCCCCAATCGTCAGGGTGGCACCAGTGCCCATCGCACCGTAAGCCACCTGGAGGCCAACGATGCGCGCCCCCTTTGGCAGGGTGAAGAGGTTGATGGTGTCGCCGTTGTTGACGGGCTGGGTGGTAGTGTTGAGTTCGGCGTAGGCCAGGCGGATTTCACCACTCAGGTCGATGGGCTCAGTGGGGTTCTCGAAACCCGCCGAGATTTGCTTGGCGTAGGTAGTGGAATTGATGGTAGCCATTGGATTCTCCAGTTGGGATTACTTGGTTTCGTCGCAGAGGATTTCCACGACTTTTTCTTCCCACATCCGGACCGCCGCGAAGGAGGCCATGATGGAGATTTGCAGGGCATAGTCCTTGTCGGCGCGTTCCGCGATGCGGCCCTTCACTGGGTCCAGCCAGCAGAATTTGATCGCGCTCTTGGGGAAAGCAAGCACGCTGCGGTTGTTGCCGGTTTTCTTGATCTGCTGGCTGACAATGAACTTGAACCCCATAAAGGTGTCCAAGCTGCCGTTGACCAAGGACTTCACAGTGTTGAAGTCGGCACTGGTGGTCTCCGTGGTGCGGAGCAGGCTGTTCATTTGGCTGGCCGACAGGATCAAGTGCTGGGGTTCCCCGTCCATCACCGCTTCCTGCTCGTCTAGGAGCAGACGCGCACGGCGCAGTTTGCCGATGGTGAGATTGGAATCAGTGGGACCGCCGGTCTCCACAAAGTTCACCGCGACCTGCTGGCTAGAGGGGAAGCTCACTGTGCCCGATCCGCTCTTGCCAGAGTAAACCACGCCAGTTGCCGCACGCACGACCTCAAGGTCGATGGCGCGGTTCATCCCCCGCACCAAAGATGCGGCGTAGTCGCTCTCCGGGCTGATGGCCAACCGGAGCTTGTCCGAGTGGTCCAGCGGCAAATGCTTGATATAGTCTTCCGGCTGCACGCGGCGGCGGGAATGTTGAGGGTCTTCCCACTCGGTGTCCGAGAGGCGGCCCTTCTTCTTGGCCACACTGATGTCGCCAAGCCGGTCGTAGTATTTGAACTCGGCTCCAGTCTGATCTAGGGTGACCGCTTGGAGCAGCTTGGGGATTTGGTTGCGAGCGATAACGTCGAGGGAGTTGTTGAACTCCTGGATAAAATTGTCGCCAATAGTTGCAGGCATATTGTTGTCTCCGTATTTTTCCCGCCGTTGTTTGGGTTACGGCGGAAGGGTGAAGCTGTAAAACGGCTGAGTTCTCTCCACACGGAGGCTCGGGCCATTGCGGGTTTATCGCCACCCACCCACCGCTTCCGGATATGGAAGCAGCTTCACGGAGACATTTGCTCGGGCGTGCGGTCCGGCTGGTGCCTGGATTGTCGCCTCGTTCCTCGAACGCCTCACCACGGGTCCTGCCGGATTTCTCTCCGGTTTCGGATTGTCCGATCCTTGATCTGGCCCAAGGAGGCCCCGAGTTTACCGGTCCACGGGTAATGCCCCTGACGGGGCAGAATTGTCCGCCTAATGTTCCATGTAGAACATAGGCCTATTTTTTGCAAGCACAATTTGGTAGTGTCCTAATTTGAATTTGGAATCTAGTGCGTCCTATGGCAGTCTTCTCTGGTGGGGGTGGTTTGGGGGTGCAGGGGATCGAACCCTGTGCAGCGTTGGATGTATAGCCGAGCGCAGCGCCAA